GGTTACTCTTTTCAGAATAACGCCCACCTTGGACTACAAGGATAATTTGCTTAGTCAGACCAAGCAAAATCTGAGGAACTCCAAATACATGAAGTCGTATGCCGCTTAACAACGGTGTAACCAGATCCACGTGGGGAAACCCCGACGGATGGAACACCATACAAAGCGCACGCCAGCTGAATCCGACCATCTGATGGTGGGATAACCCGGTTACGAGTAATTCGTGCCAGGTAGCTGACTCTGAATGACCACCCTTTCCGACATTTAAAAGATGGCTTATACTCACAGGCAATAACCTGGTCGTTTAAGCTATCCATACTTAACTGTCCAAAAGGCACCTCTATTGAGCGAAAGGTGCAGCGGCTACTGCCAAACGAAGCAGGGCCAAAACATCGTAGCTCATAGGGGATCGTTCTAACGACCATGTCCCAGATACGCTTGAAACGCTTATCGCAAAGGCTATTATGCCCAAGATTATAAGCAATCTCGCGTATCCGGTTAGCGATCGTGTACGACGCTTCCGTGACATTACGTGATACCTCCTTAATAAAAGTAGGGCGGACAGGCACTCCGGAGAAGAAATCAAAGCCGCATGATTCCCGAAAGGGACCATCGACGAAGGTTTTATCCGGATTAGTGTCGAATCCACACTCTTTAAGTAGGTCGATTACGCAATGTGAAAGATGCGTCGGAACTATGATATCATCACCAAATACCGAGATGATGTCTTCCTTTTGACCTCGTTCAAGCTTTACAGCATGACAGAGGGATAAGAAGATAAGAGTCTCGAGCTCAAAAGTGAAACCGTTTCCCATACTGGAAAACTTCTCACATTTGAGCCACTCGCCGTTGATACGCGTTTTATGCGACCTGATCCGGTTCAGAAAATCGAACCAATCAGGAGGCAATAATTCACGTACCAACTCGATTGAGATGGTATCTGATGCAGACGAGAGGTCGATGGTCGCGAATGATCCATCGATAGACCCCATTCTGGCATATTCTTTATGCAATAGTGGTAGGTGATTAAGATCCCAGCCCGCCCTTTTAAGGCGTTTTCGGATAAAATTACCAGCCCCTTTTTGCGTAAGAATATTACCATGGGGTTCCACGCAGATTCCACGTCTACTCCGACTGTCCTTCGGGACAGTGGTAAAAGTGTTACCTGCAACAAGTGGAATACTCTCGGTGTTAATTGGTTCGAAGTAAGTGTCGGATATTCCGCAACTCACAGCGTAAGCTGGAAGTAAAACGCGGATACTTTCGACCACTAGACTACGAGCCAAGAGTGTGCACTCAGGTTGTGTACTAAGTTTGTGAACAATAGTTGCCTCAAACCCCCTACACGCAGACGATGCGCCTGGGCCAAAGTCAGGTTCAATGATAGTTGGGACCGACCCAAGGATTCGCTGTATAAAATTCTTAGCCGAGTAGAGATACCCGGCAAGGTTGGTTAAACCAACATACTTGCGTCCTCGGAGATAGTCGTTCGTATCCTTGCACTTAGCTTCCGCCCTAAAGTACTTCTCAACGGCAATAGCCTCTAAATCGACGGTCGAACCAATTGCTGGATTCTTCCGAAACGATGCGATGACTTGCGCGTCTGATAGGTACATGTAGGCTTCTAGGTAGTCTGAAGGTCGGGCCTCCAAAGATAGCATCTGATCAATCTCATTATATTTAAGGAGAATTGACGCAGATAATGCCTTAGGTGTTCCGATGGCTTCAAAGATACCCTGAAGATACGTTTTAGTTGGGATCAGCTCTTGCTGAACCGGTTTAGATTTGATCATAAACTTCTCAACTAGTCTCGAATTTTAGGAAATTAATACTGCGGAGCAGTATTAACAACTAGATCTGTAGCTGTCGCAGAAGCGAGGAAATTTTTAGCGTAAGCCAAAATATCCTTACGATTCTGGATAGTACAGGCGTCAGGTAATGTAAACTCTATGAACACTGGGCATGTAAATGCAACAGTGGGAGAGGGTTGAATACCTGAAGCAGTCGAGGGCGCAGTAACTGCAAGTGTAGGGTCATAAATAGCTATCTTCACCTTAACAGATTTAGATGCGGCATTACGTCGCACCAAAGCTGTTAAACGGCGATAGCCATTAAGGGTCGGGCTTGACTTCTCCCACCATTCGGCAGGATCAGTCACGCCATTTTGACCTCGTTGAGGTTCAAACGTTTTGTTTGCTGGAGCAGCTTGGCCGTCCGCGAGTACAACATTAGCAATTTGCATAATTACCTCTTCCTGAATGCTTCAGCCAGCAAGGCTATAGCATTAAGGCCATGGGTGATTGACACCGGGTTTTTAAACTTCGGCAACGGAGGACTACCAGGATTGCCTAACGTTCTATTTTTAGAACGATAGTGCAAAACGTTAGTACTAGGGCTGAAGGACGAATAATCCGACGGAGGATTCTTACCGAGGAGACGTTGGATACGCATGTCATATGACCGCGTTTTCGTAACGGATCCATCGGAAACAATCAAACCGGCAGTTGCTGTTTGTGCTTCAAGGTATCCACCAATAGGTATGAACCAGTCAACAACAAACGAGTAAGGTAAAAGTTCCCAGGCTAGGAGTGCCGGGTTCAATAAACCTAGTTGCCCCATATTTGATATAGGGCGATTTGCGACAGTAACCTTAGCGCATATATTAACACGCGATTTAAAGTTACAACCTGCTTCGATGAAAGTAGCGTTATTTTTATCTGAGTTATACGAAAACATTTCTGTTTTTGTAGCACTCGTAGAAATGTACATACTTTCAGGTCGAAAAGACCCTTCAACGGCTTCGAATACGTCAGATAAGAGTGGTTTCCACCCGTACTGCAATTCTAGCCATGCTTGCGCCGGTCTGATGTTACCTGGTTTATTCCAGGAAACACCCAGGGCCGCAGCAGCGCCACCAAGGTCCCCTCTATGTAACCGGTTAGCAGACTTAGCAAGACGATTGGCAGTTTGCGCAATCATCCCGACAGTCTGTCGTCTAGTTGCAAAGAGTTCCCCTAAGTTAGCGCGTTGCGCAGCACACCTCTGATACCATTGAGTTAATGCCTTTTCATAGGCTTCACTCTCAGGTTTGTTCCAGCGTTCACTAGGTACGTAAATCAATTCTTGATCTACAACTCTAGATGTATTGCTGAAAGCATACCTGGATGGTCCAGATCCACCAGAGCCACTTCGCGTAAGCGTATATGGCTCATAAGTTGAGTGAGCTTTACTTAAAGTAAATGGGTTAGCTCTCAATGAGAGTTTCCCATTCACCCGAGGAGAGTTCACAGAAGTCCAAGATTTATCCATCCGTTCTAAGATAAGATTGCCATTATATGCGGTAGTTATCGGCGGACTTGCTCCATTGGAACTAGTCGTCGTGTAAACTAACACATCATTGGCATACTTAACCCAAGATTCGGATGGCATAACCTTTCTCCATAAGGACGTGGAGTGACAACGGAATGTCGTCGCACTATGTGCAGTTTGAAGCCTGGAT